CATCCTTACCCGTGTAGATGCAGATTCAAACAGCATGGAGCAGCAGGCGGCACTTGAAAGGACGTATGTGGAGAAATATGGGAGCCAGAAACTCAACCGTACAGGCGGGCGTCCTGTACTGGGCAGTGGTGATCTGCGCTGGATACAAATGGGATTTAGCAACTTCAGGGACTTACAGATCATTGAATTGTCGCAGCATGGCCTGAGGGTACTCTGTAATGTGCTTGGCGTTCCCGCTATAGCCTTCAACGATGTCAGCGGGGCGCAGCATTGGAACATGAAAGAGTCCCGCAAGATGGTATATACCAACCGACTAATACCGGACATGGCTCTGCTTTTAAAATACTTAAACGTACAGATTGCCCCGGCTTATGGAAATGTGACTATCGAAGCGGACTATTCAAATATCCCCGAACTGCAGGACGACAAGAAAGAATTAGCCTCATGGATTGAGACGGCTGTGCGCTGGGGCTACCCGCCTGAAAAGATGTTTGAAATGTTAGGGCTGGAAGCTACCGGCAACCCGGCATTGAGTGAAAGTTACCTCCCTTTTAACGTCCTTCCAGCAGGTCAGGAAACGATAACTGAGACAGAAGCATTGAAATTATTGAAAGAAAAAGGCATTGACGATTATAAGAATCTCAAAGTAGTTTGATGAATTGGCAGCAAAGAGAAAGGATACGAAATCTGTATGTCGTAAAACATGCGCCATTGATAAAACGTGCATTGATAAAACAGATTGAGCCAGTGATTGATAAACTGAAATATACGCCAGCAGGCCAGGTGGAGGTGCAGGTTGATAGCGCACCTGTGAAAGAAGCATTTGAAAAACTATACATGGATGCCGGTGCTGACTATTCGGTGGAGACTCTCAACCGCATGACAGGGAAAGGACAGAAACAATATACAGAGGATTATTACCGGCAACAGATGCTTGATTTTGTCCGCCTGTACCTGGGGGACAGGATCGTATCAATCACAGGCACAACTAAAGAGATCGCTCAGCAGATAATGAAAAGGCTTGTTGAAGAATTAGTCATACCTGAAGGGCTGGGAATTGAAGAAGCAAGCAGGATATTTCAAAGGGAGTTTCGGCAGTCGTTTGTCGAAACAACCCTCGCACGTGCCCGCGTGATAGCTCAGACGGAAATTCTCACTGCTTCAAACAAAGGCTCTCTGATGGGTGCTATTGATGCCGGAGGGAAAACAAAAGTTTGGCTGACCTCAATGATATCGGCTCCTGATGGTAATGACCGCCATGTTGGTTATCCCGGCCTGCATGAACAAAGAAGGGGCATAAATGAACTGTTTAATGTGAGAGGGTTCCCCGGTGAGTTCCCCGGAGCACCAGGCTTGCCTGCCAGCGAAGTAGTTAATTGTCACTGTGATATGTATTATGAATAATGCCATATGCCAATGAACATAGTGCCCGTGTACGTGATCCCGATGATTTTATATCGGATTCATTACGACGCAAAAACATTCAGAAGGGTGTAGATATAATTATCGGCAAACTAAAAGACGGCGATGGATCGATGGTCATACAGTCATATCACTTTGATAAGGATGTTTTTACAGCTTCTGAAGCTCGTAAATGGTGCAAGGATCATGATGTTAAATATATACTTTTTGAAGAAGCAAAACAAAATAACATAGCAATGTTTATTAAAAGCATTTCAGCAGAAGTAAAAGACCTTGACGAGAAAGGTCTGGTCAAGTTTTACTTTTCTTATTTCGGAAACCTTGATTCCGACGGTGACATAACAGAGAAGGGTGCCTTTGCAAAGACTATATCAGACTGGAAAAATGCAAGCAAAAAGCGAATACGCCACTTTAAAAACCACCGCTGGGATCAGACACCGGGTGTTATTCAGGATTTGTACGAGGAAGAAAAGGGAGCTGTTGCCATTTCTAAGCTGATCCTCGGCACGCAATGTGGCCGGGAAACATATGAAGAGTACAAAGCAGGTGCTATAACCGAACATTCCTTCGGTTATGACATCATTGAATCATTCATGGAAGAGGTTGAAGGAGGGAAGATTCAACACCTGAAAGAGCTGAAGCTCGAAGAGGTGAGCTCACTCACCAGCTGGGGGGCTAACAGCATGACTGATGTGCTGGATGTGAAGAATGAAGATCAGGTGATGAAGCTGTTGGAAAAGCTCGAAGCATTAAAAAAAGGAGATTTTTCTGATCAGTATTTTGAAAAACTTGAACATAAAATAGCTGCCGTTCATAATGTCCTCTTGTCACTTCGCAGGCCGGAAGCGTTCCACCTGCCGGAGTCGATAGAAACAGCCTTGAAACACAGCACATTGTTTAATATTTAACAAACACAAGATGGACGAAAAAGAATTAAAAACAAGAATTGAAGCGGCCGATAAAGCTTACAAGGAGCTGAAAGATTCTGTCTCAAAAAAGGCAGATGCAGCTACCATTGAAGGGTTGAAGGCTGATTTCAATGGCATGGTGGAGAAAGCTACCATGATCGGCGACAAGAAATTGACCGATTATATCAAGGCCCTCCAGGATCATGCAGATACGCTCGAAGGGCAGATAAAGGAGATCGTCTCCCGTGCGCAGAAAACACGCAAAGACCCTGAAGTCGAGCTCGATGAGTTTCTCACAGGCAAGGAGTTCACCGAAGCTGTGAAGGCTTTCAGGGGCGGTGCTTCTTATCAGAAGATACAATCCCTGGGACTGCAGAAGGTGCTGACTGTTGGTAGTGACCTTACCGCCGGTACGACATCCCCTGTCATCCTTCCCGACCGTGAGCCGGGCGTCATTGCCCTGCCACGTGCCGATACACCTCTATTTAACCTTGTCCAGAAGGGTGTGACCACAAAAGACAAGGTGTCATGGGTGGAAAGGACTATCGCAGCCGAATCACAGAGCACAGCCATGACAGCTGAAAATAACGCCTTTGGTGAGAGCGATGCCTCCTGGACAGAGGTCGAGGCTTCTGTGAAAAAGATCACCGACTCTTTCAAATGTACCAATAAGATGCTGGAAGATACCGAATTCGTGCGCTCGGAGATCATGGCGATGCTTACTACCAATATCCCGCACCTCAGAGAGACACAGATTCTTTCGGGAGCTAACAGCTCAACTGAGATGAATGGTCTTGTCACTGGTGCCACTGCTTTCTCACTTCCCACAGGTGTTAATCCCGTCAGCGAAGCTAATGAGATCGACGGTCTGCGGGCTGCTATCCTACAGTGCAAGCTGGGATATAATGCCTCAAATAAGTACACGAAGGGATTTGTGCCTAATGCCATTGTACTAAATCCTGTTGATGCACATAACATCGGTGGAATGAAGGATTCTGAAGGGCGCTGGCTGCTTCCCGGATGGTTCCAAGGTGTCAAATTCATTGACGGCATCCCCGTCATCGAATCTACCGACATGACCGTTGGGAGCTACCTGGTGGGCGCTCTTAATAATGTGAAATATTACATCCGCAGGGGCCTGGTAGTACGTTTCTGGGATCAGTACGACACCGACCCAGCATACGACCGTGTGCTCTTTACTGCAACTGAGAGGGGCTGTCTGGCTATCTCAAATATTGCCGCCTATGGGCTTATCACCGGAACTATCGTAGCCGCAACGGCTGCCGTCAGTTCATAATGAAAGGAGGGAAATATGAGAACACTTGTTAACATATTAATGCTGTTTGCTGCGCTGCTTTTCGCCAGCAATATCCAGGCCCAGGTCATCAACCTGTCAAGGGCCGGTGTGACCTATGGGACTCATACAGGTACCGTTGCCGACACTGCCAAAGGAACGACTGCAAAAAATTTTGACATTTTTGTCGGTAAAGATTTCCTATATTATTACTCTATCGAACTTGATGTTGACAGTACTACAAATGGTTATGATTTCGGCGTGCAGTTGTCAGGTTCGTATGATGGGACGAACTTCACAAGCATCGGTTCGGAGGTCTGGTATGGAGTGACCACCTCAGACACGACAATTAACTTTAGTAGCATCCCTACTGCAGAAACTTGGACAGTGGCACAACATACTATTTCAACAGCTGCCGCAAAAGATGTCCATACGGGTACTTTAGCAGGGGGCAATGATACAACGTCAACAGGGCATATAAGAACATTTACTTATACGACCGACACAAACCGTATCGCTGCTCGCACCGCCACCGTTGCAGCCCAGACATACACTATCAACAAAGATTTTCCTGTTGGATGGCGTTATCTGAGGATTGCTTTTACGGGTAAAAATGCAAGCTCAAGATGTGAGATTGAGCGTATTACCGTTGTTATCCGTCAGGATTAACTTAACCAGAGGGGAGGGCTCCGGCCTTCCCTTCTTTTAAAACTTTTAATATGAAAAAAGAAGAAAGACAACTAATTGAGGTCGAGCTCGGCGGGCGCAAGAAAAAGATTTTCAAAGGCGAGTTTGATATGCTTGTCAGGCTTGGAAAGCTCAAAGAGCGCAAAGGAAGTTATAAAACCAAAGAAGAAAAAGAGCCTCCGGAGGAAACGAAAGGGAGAACCATTGAAGATGGGAACCCGCCGATGTCAAAAGCACGCAATCTGAAAAAAGCAAAACAGTAAAAATGGAAGTCCGTGTAATAAGCGACCTGTCAAGCGAGCCCGTCACTACCAATGTGATGAAAAACCGCCTTAAAGCGAAATATGGGACAGACACCACCGAGGATGCAGAGATAGCTTCTATGATCAAGTCTGCCCGGCAGCTCATCGAGACCTATTGCAATGTCTCACTTGGTTCGAAGGTTATAGAGATTTTCGTACATGCAGATGAGATCAAATCCCGGAGAATTCGCTTGCCTTATGGGCCGCACTCGGTCATGACAGCCGATTATCCGGTAAGTGTGGATCAGGATGGCACAGAAACAGCATTAACATTAAACACGGATTATTACAAGCGTGGCAATCTTTTTTGGGAGCTCGAATTTCTGATGGCAACCGTTAGCCCGTGGAATGAGGATTCCCTGACAGCAAACGACTATAAGATACGCCTGACAGCGGGTTATGG